CTTTGGTAATGCAGCGCCGGTTTGCTTTAAACGGCAAAAGTTTCTTCAAACACGACGCTGCCGCTTGACTTCCTCTCCGAGCCGCAATATCCCCGACAGCGGGACACCCCTCCCCAACGAGGGTTGTGTTTGGGCACTACTCCTTACCGCTTACCGCCTTGTTTACATTTAGCTTTACGACTTTGTGCCTTTCGGCTGTGCCTGGATTTGTGACAAGAACATTCGTAAGCGTCTCATCCCGCATGGCGTGACCGTAGGTGTTAAACACCAATTGCGCGTCGGCCCAGCCTCCCAGCTTCGCCACAGTGATCGGGTCAACGCCTCGATGCAGGAGCGTCGTCGCAAACCCATGACGGCAGCTATGGAACGTCAGATACTCGATATTGCAACGCCGGAACACCTTGTTCCATTGCGGCTTGACGGTGTGGCGTGAAGAGTATTTGAAAACCTTCCCCTCCGGTTCCTTCTCCCCTTCGATTGCCTGCAGCGCCTTGACCAATTCGGGCGGCATGTGAGCCTGGCGCTCCTTCCCGACCTTCGTCTGGCGGATGAGCACCTTGCTCGTCAGGAAATTTACCTCAGACCATCTCACATCGACGGCTTCCGAAACGCGCGCGCCAGTCAGGAACATGAAACAGCACAGAGCCCCGAGGTGCGGGTTCGAGTGCTTCATGAACTCCTGCACCCATTCCCACGTCGCCGGCTTCTTCGTTTTCGTCTCGACCTTGAACCGCTTCATCCGCAGCGGAGCACAGAGGTCCAGCGATGCGGCGTGGTTGATGATTGCTTGCGTCGGAACGATCACATGCCGGTTGCGGGTCGCGCCGGTCGCCTTCGGGAATATCTCGACGGCGGCTTGTTTGATGCGCCCGGGCGTGATTTCGGAGACGAGGGTTTCCCCCCAATACTCTTCCATCTTTTCCACGAAGCGGAGAGGCTTCCCTGCCTTGCGGTAGAATATGGCCGCTCGCGTGAACGTCAGTTTCTCGCCAGACTTGCGCTCTTCGGACTCCTTGAGGATGCGCTCTTGGATCTCGATGAGTTTGCGGCTTGCCTCATCTCTTCTCTTAACGCCAGTAGTTCCGCGGTGTCGCTTCCCTTCGTGGGTTCCCTGGTACCACCAGATGTCGCCGCGCTTGTAGAGGGTGAAGAGCATGGCCGGCTGGCCTCCAAGATTGCATCAATGTCGGTGGGCGTCAGGAACATGTGGTTCCCGATTATACGGCATGCTCCGATCTTTCTTGCAATAGACCGGATTTTCCGGGGTGAAGCGCCGCAGGCTTGGGCGAACTGCTCCGGGGTAACAAAGTCTGCTGTTGTCATTCGTCGCCCTCCTGGCCTTCAGCAAGGCACTGGATGATTGCAGCGGTGCACCTATCGCAGGCGCTCGATCTCGTCGGCTGCTTCCTCTGCCGTCTTCCACGACGTTTCGTCATAGTCGCAAGAACAGACGTATTCACAGCCTTGGCAGCCGCGCTCATGGTCGCCACGGCTGACGTTCCGCAACCGCTCTACCAAGTCCTTCCGGTCTTCTTTATTCATGTGCGGGGCTCCTCGGCGCGATATGCAGTAAGGGCGGTGCGGGCTTCCCGGAAGGCAGCGACAGTTTCTTTTGCTGATCCGTGCGAATTGATGCCATCCGCCTCGACCGCCATGTAGACAACGCTCACAGAGCGGGCCGGGGGTGTGTAGCGCATATAGTCGCCGATCTTAGCAAACGGCTCTAGCGCTCGGACCAGCCGTTCTATCGCGCCCTGTGCGGCGTCCGTATCGGCGGGGGATGGTGCATAAACAGGGAAAAGCCTTACACCGTCCACCTTCGAGAACTTGAACATGATATCGTATGGGTAGCTCTCAGGCAGATCGTCTTCGAATATCCACGCAACCGGCTCCACCTCTACCGCCTCCGGCTTATCGAGAAGGCAGGAGCGGATGTGGGAGGCGAAATTTGCTTGCGCCGCAGCCTTTGCCGCATCTTCGGAAGGATAGACGCAAGACCACGTTTCGTACTCAGGGTCGGTGACGGTAAACCCGCCGCCAACCACCTCGATCGTGTAATGGGATGCGAAACCGGCGTCGGCTTCAAACCCAACAACCTCGGTGCGCGGGTCTTCGTTGCTGCGGGCTTGGTGGATTTCCTGCCAGTCAAGCGATTTGATCGCGGGTCTATCCGTCATGTGCGTTTCCTCGCGTTGAGTGCCCGCTGTCGAGCTTAAATTCGTGTCTGGTTGATAATCGCCGTGGCGAACGGCTCCGCGTCGTCGCCCATGTCCGACCAAAGCCCGAAGATTGTGAGCGCCAGAACGTGCGGGTTGATCCCGACCGATCGCCAGTAATCTTCCTCGTTCATGGAATGCTGCCGAGTGTGTTCAGCCGCAGAGAGCGGGAGAGCCCACCGATCCGGAGCCTTCGAGCCTTTCCCGCGCCCAAAATGTCCATGCCGAAGAGAGGCGTAGGACAGGTGAGCCGCTTGCACTTCGTGGGCTCCAGAAACCACACAGGGGAGGCTGTGAAGGAAGGACAGGTAGTTGCCGTTCTTCTGTGGCTTCCTCTTCGGGAAGGTGGCGACGGCGTTCTGGGGTGCGATGCGGAAGGCCATCTACGAACGCCTCAACTTCCGGATAAGCCTTGCAAGGACCGTCTCGCGCTCGGAGTCGGCCAGCATGCGTGACCGGCGATCCGATGCGGCGTCTAGCCCAGACCGAAGCTGCTCGGTCTTCTCTGCCCTGCGCTCAAGGTATAGGAGCGTGGAGGGGCGGGCATTCGGGTAGCGCTTGAGATGTTCGTGGACGTTCATGCTGCTTCTCCAAATGCATCTTCGGGAGTGATGTGAAATTCAGAGGCGATGAAGGCCACGGCGGCATCGAGAAACTTGCCGAATGTCGCCTCATCCATATTTTCGAATGAGACTGATGCCGGAACTTTGATCACGTATCCGCCCATGATCACGTCGTCGGTGAAGCCTGTTCTAAGCTTCACCACTTGATGCAGGGCCTTCTTGTTCGGGGCGCAATTCGTCGCGTCGATCACCTTGCCGAGGAAGGCAAAATACCACCGAAGCCGCTTCGGAACGCGTCCGGTATGCATGGCGACCTTTATGCGGTCGCCCTGTTTGAATTCGGCGATGGCGTCACGATCAAGCTGCATCTCTCCCACGAGAACTTCGCCGCGGCGCTGCAGGTAAATCGGGGGTGCTTCTGTGCTCTTGGCCATGACGCGCTCCTAGAACGGGATCGTGTCGTCGAGGGTGGACGGATCGTTGCCGTACATATCCGGCTCCGGTTCTCGCTGCTGCTGGCGCTCTCCGCCACCCATCAACGTGACTTCCGAGACATTGACGGTCAGGTACGTCTTGCCGTCGTGATCTCGCGTGCCGAGATCACCGCATACGGAAACCTTCGTTCCCTTCTTGAGGTAGGCTGTCAGCGCATCTCCACGCTTGCCCCATAGGCTGCAATCGAAGAAGAGAGCTGACTTGGTGCGGGCGTCGTTCACGGCAACGGAGAAGCCTGTTACCGGTTCACCTGATTGCGTGCGGCGGAGAACCGCGTCTTTCGTGATATTGCCGGAGATGTTGATGTTCTTCATGATGAATTCCTTATGTTGGTTGGATCCAAGACCAACTATCGCCGAGATGAATCAACCTGACGTTCGTTTGCGATACGCCGAACCTGCGGGCGAGTGATCGCTGCGCCTCTAACCCTTTAAGGCGTAGAATTTCACGAACGTCCTCCTCGGTAAGTTTGGCTTGCCCGTGCCGTTCGCCACGGTTGTGCGTTCCGTGGGCTAGCTTGTCGGCATTGTTTTCTTTTGCCGTCTTCCATGAGATGTGATTTGGGTTGACGCACCCAGCGCGCCCCTTCCCGCACTCGTGGGCCGCATGGTGTTTGGGCGTCGGAGGGGCCCCATGGACGAGATCACACACGAGACGATGGACGGAATGCATTTTGCCGTCGTATTTTATTTGGCCGTAATAGCCATTGTTCTTGGTGCTGAACGGCCAGATCAAGCATTCCTTCCCGTCGTATGGAAGAACTACCTCATCGAAATATCGCCTAGCATCGCCTCTCACCAACCTGCCTCCAACGTACTTACATGGCGGCCTGATGAGGAGTTCTCTTCATCGATTTTCTTCTGTAGGTCTATTTCATAACCCCCGAATAATTCTGAAAGGCCGAAGAGGAAGCTATTATTCCAGCCGTTCTTCTTGGCCTCGGCGCGGTAGTGCTCCTTGACCTGCTCGAATTGGGCGAAGGTTCCAACATCGAGCATGTCCTGTGCGAGCTGTTCGCGGATGCGCTCGAATGTGCCGTCTCGCTTGAGAGAGGCGCTGGACTTGGGCTTGTCGTTGGCTGGGGCTGGAAGATCCGTCTTCTGCTCGGCAAACTCAGCCTTGAGCGTGTTGATATATTTGTTGTCGTCAAACATCCCCATGTGAACGTCGGCGCCAACACCGATCATCTTGAGAGCGTTCGTTACCGCGTCCGTGTAGGCCTTCTTGAAAGCCTCATCGTCCACCATCGAATAGTTGCCGCGTTTGCCAGAAACCATGTCCCCGCCGACCCCGAAAACGGTCTGGTCGGCCTTCTCGTACCAGACGGATACCGTGCAGTAGACCATGACGGACTCTCCGACCGGGACAACCTGGAACGAAGGTTCGTTGATGCCCCAGCCACTGCCGCAGGGCCCGAACTCTTCCGTCATGCGCCGATATGACCACATCGGTTTGATGGCGGTTCCGGAGAAACCCCCGGCGCGCTTGAACGTCTTCGTGTGGTTGGGATCGGTCTTGCCGAGTTTGTCCCACAGCGCTGTGTTGTCAGACATTATGCTGCCTCCGTGTGGCGTTCTGCGCGTTCGCATTCGATGCGCCACTCTTCCCGGGCGCAGAGGATTTCGTACCAATCGGCATCTTCGTCACGCCGGTCGGCCATCTTGTGATTGCCCGCGGAGCGATACTCTTCGGCCATCTGGCGGGCGTGCTTTGCGTGGGCTCGGAGCTGGTCGGGTGTCGGGTAGCTCATGGCGTCAAAATCCATGCTGCTTCTACGTGAAGGAGGATCAGAACGGCGATGAAGCAGGCAAGCTCCGTGATCGGGTGGCGAAGGAGGCGCTTCATGACCGGCCCTCGGCTTTGGCAACTGCTTTAAGCCCGGACTGCCATTGGTCGGCGCTGCACCGTCCGCCCGGATTGCTGAGGATGCCTTTCAGGGCGTCCAGAAGATCAGGAGCGGCGGCGATCAAGTGTGCATTGGCTGCTGTGTCCTCGTTGCTGCATCCAACCTCAAGGAAGGTCGTGCACGCGAGCCCAACCGAAATCGGAATGAATTCCGGGCCTTTCGCGTGGCTCTCAATGCGCCACCGATTTGAGAATTCCTGACGAGCGACCCATGGGCCTTTCGTGTTCCCGCTCATGCCGCGTCCTCCAGGCTGCGAGTGCGGGACAGGGCGGAAAGGATGGGCTCCTCGACATCTGCGCTGCCCCCGCTTGCCGCCGCCCAAAGCCTGCGACGTGCAAATATGTCGTGACCCGCTGTCTCTACGAGAGCTGCCTCAATACCATCCCAAGCGTCCATAAGCTGGTCCGTGGTGATGCGGAGGTGGGTGCAGCGGTTATCTTCCATCCAGCCCCGTATGCGCGCCTTCTGCATGCGCAGCTCTGACCGTAGGCGTTCGATTGCCTGTTCTTCTGTCATTGTCCGCTCGCTCCTGATGCACATACGCCAATCCCTGTGGAAGTGATCTTCGGCTCTTCCCATTTCATCGGCGTGAATTGGTGCCGATACAGAACGCGACCGTTCTCAAGGAGGTACATGCCGATGGAGCGGTCCATGCTGCGGATGGTTGAGACCTCGTTGTCGTCAGCCCAAACCCTGTCACCGATTTCGATTATGTCGTTCATCACGCACCGCCTTTCCGGGCTGCGAGCATGGCGTCGGCCTCGGCGTATTTCATAAGGGCGCGATACTCTGCCATCTGCTTCACGGTGGGATTTTCAATGCCTTTGATCGAAAGTGTCTCGATCACTGCATTCCAAGGAACGTCAGCCTGACCGGCGAACCAGTCGCGAACAGTGATCCCTTTGTAATCCCACGTGCTGCTTTGAACCGGGAAGGCATAGCCGCCGTCTTCGATCTTCTCGCTCATAGCTGGGCCCCCTCGACTACAGCGCCGAACTGCTGGCGAGAGTTGAGCGTGGAATACTGCTGGCGAACTGCCGGCGCTTCGAACTCGGCTTCCCGGTTCAGCTCGAAGAACGCGCTGTCCACGATGTCTGCAGCCGGTACAGCCTCGTCCTGAAACGTCTTGGCATCACAGCCAAGCCAGAAGCTCAGAGATGCGAGGTCGCTGTAATTGCTCATGAGGTAGCGTTTCAGAGCGAACTGGCAGTCTTCGTCGCTGCTGTTGCCAGAGATCGACGCGAACAGTTCCTCAATGCGGCCGATCATGATTTGCTTAATGTCGGGGATGCTCATGGCGAACCTCACGCGGTCTTGATGCTGTCAACAGACATGGAGAATTCGATGCTCTCGCCATCGTCGCGGCTGTGCTGCCCGTCGAGGTAGCCAGTGATGGTGATCGGGATGCGCATCGAAGGAGGACACTCACCGAGCCGCGGGCGATGCTCGAAATGCTTCGCGAGCTTTTCGCGGCCCTTCTTGATGTCGATGATTGCGAAGCTGCTTTCGATTTTCATCTCTCATTCCTCCGTTTGAGTGAGGCAACCAGATCTGCCGGGAGGCTTCGTGGTTGCCTTTCGATGAGATGTAGGTTGCCATACAGCCAACAAAAGAGCAAGAGGTGTCGCGGAAGAAAATCAAAAAAAGTTGCTCTCTTGCCAACCGGGTTGGCGCTATGGTATTCATCGCTGCAGATGATTGGGCGACCGGGTGCAATTCCCGAGCTGGTGAAGCCCGAGGCGCGGGAAGCGAAAGTCCTACTGCGCTGCCAGAAAATGAGGACGGACCAGCCGGAAGGCGTCCTGCCATAAGCGACCGACCGACCGACGGTTCAGAAGCTAGGCAAATGCTTCCCCTGCCTCTTGGGCTTTGGTCCTAGGGGTAGGGGGAAGCTTTGCCTTCTCTCCCTCCCTCTCTCAAGTTCAGAACCTTTAATGGTAAGACTGTAGTAACAATAGATAGCCTCTGTAACGAAAAGTGATCAGAATACGGACGCGCCGCGAATGCGCCATATTTGGGCGTATGCAGTCGTTTCGTTTGTGCCTTGTGCACCAAGTTTCCACAAAAACCCTAAAAATATGGTGGTAAATTGGTCTGCACCTTCACAATCCGTTCACCACCGGTTGCGCAGCTCAACAGAAATTCGCGGCGCGCTGCGTGAAGTATTGCAGTTTTGTGACAGCTCACAGAAAATTGAGACCGAAAATTTTCCTAGTCCGAAAGAGCTATCTCTGTTTAGGTTGCATTAGCACCTACAGTATTGGTGGCCGGGTGCGCTGGGAGAAAACTTGAATTGCGTAGACGTGAATTCTTTTCATTCGCGGCTGTCGGGGCCGCTGTCGCTCCACAAATTTCAGTAGCAAAGCAACACAATGACCTAGGATCCCTGCTCAGGGATCTCGAAGACACCATCAAAGGCGAAATGCCAGGCGTCAGCAGAGTTGAAATCCGCTGTCGGCCGGAAGACCCGAAAATGCCCCTGATGATTTTCGCCTATCGCGATTAGCCGTCCGTGCCTGTCCTGAGCATCGCCTCAACGACAACGAAGATGTCGCGGCGGCGCTCTGGCGGGGCGGATCTTAGTAGGTCGTCTATGCTCGGCTGTTCTGGATCATGGAACAGTTTCCCGGGGTCTTCTCCAAAGCCAAGGGCTTCAGCCAGGGCGGCCTGAACGCTCATGGTCATGTCGCGCTTCCCGCTCTCCCAGCGACTGATCTGGTCCTTGCCGGTCTGTTTGCCGTCTTCCCCTACAGGAAGGAGATCGGCTAACTGTTGCTGGGTTAAACCCCTCGCAACGCGCCATTCCCGCAAAAAGTGCCTGAACGGTTTCTTTGGGCCAATTCTAGTTACCATGGCGGAAGTTTAGTTGCCTTCTCGTCAACTGTAGACGGCCACGTTGCCAACATTTTTTTTCGAGACCCCTTGCAAATGAGTTGGCTATGTGGCAACAATAGAAACATGGAAAACGAACACGCACTCACACTCTGGCGGAAAAGCCATAAACCGAAAGCGGTCACCCAGGCGGCTCTCGGGAAGGCTCTTGGAATTTCTCGCTGGTATGTAAACCGGCTTGAGACTGGGAACAGGACGCCTTCGTTTGATCTGGCAATGAAGATAGAGCGCGTAACAGGCGGCGAGGTCAATGCCAGGGACTTCGCCAAGCGCGAGGAGGTGCAGCAATGATCTACTTCATTCAGTGCGCCGACAGGATAAAGGTCGGATACTCCGGGAAGCCGAAGGTCCGCTTCAGCAAGATACAAGCGGACGCACCGTTCGAATGCAAACTCCTTGGCACCATGGAAGGGGACCTCCAAAAGGAGCGCGAACTCCACGCGCTGTTCTCCGAATACCATTGTCGCGGCGAGTGGTTCGAGGCGCATGTAGCAATCACCGGTTTCGTGAGCGAGTTCGCTGAAAAGCCTCCGGTGAGAGATCTTGGCCGGTTCGGCATAGCCGATGTGGACTTGTCTAAATTGGTCGGCGCGTCTCGATCGATGATCACAAAGGTCCGTTTGGGAGAGGCAAACCCGTCTCTGCCTCTGGCAGTCAAGATCAGCAAGGAAACTGGGATCCCGGTTGAAAAGTTGTTGGTTGCGGCGGGAGGTGTTCAATGACCTCACCAATGCTCCATCTTCCCCAGCTCACGGCAGAGCTTCTTAGCAACCTCGGTCACCATTCGAAGGCGGACCGAAACGACGGCCTTCGTTTGACCGTCTCCGTTGACGGATTGAGCGGCGAAGGACAGGCGAACGATGTCGTGTTCGTCAACCTCAAGCTCCGTGACCAGATCGACGTAAAAAGCGGGCGCTCCCTCATCGAAGATGAAAACGGGATTGCTCGGAGTTCCGGATTTCCCGACGACGGGCATGATCAAAGTTCCTCTAAAGCAGCATCAATGAATTCCAACGGGTTCCGGTTCCTACCGACCCAAGAATGGAGGGTAGTTCCATGCTGAGCTTAACATTCCGCATTCTTCCGAATTACCGATGGGGCGTCACCCGCTGGTCGGTCGTCCGTGGGGATGGCCTCATAATGGCGATCTTCGCCACGGAGGAAGAAGCTTCCGCCTACTATGACAAGAAAAACTCGGGGTCGGTGCAATGAATTCGCTCAATCTCAGCAAGGACGATCGGGTCATGAGCGAAGAACTTCGCATGAGCGCCTACTACTACGGCTTCGAGCCGACCGGCGTTTACGAGATCGACGTGATCCTCTCCGCCGTCGCTACGGCCGGCAGGGCATTCCATTACACCGAGAACTGGCAAGAGGACTGCGCGCAGCCCCGTCCTTTCAAGGGGAAGACCCCCGAAGAGTGGATCCAGAACGCGGCTAACGAAGCTGCTGCGTTCTGGAACCGCCGCCACGACGAAACCCCATCCGAATTCGAACGCCTTTGTGGCTGTTCGAACTGAAACACGAAAGAAGGGTAATGACATGACTATTTTCGGCATCCATTTTTCCGATCTTGGGCTTGTTGTCGCAGGCAGCACCGCATGGTTTGGGCTTTGCATCCTTCTGGCCGTATTCCTTTGCCGCCGCGCCGGCCCATATGACCGCCCGGACTACGACAAGTCCCAGCGCGAGGCGGACGAGCTTTGGGCTAAGGTCCTCGCGAGGACCAAGTGATGGTCTACGAGACCGCCGAGGCTCTGGTCTTGCAGATCGTTCTGCTCGCCATCGGCCTGTGGGTGATCCTCTGGATCGTATCTATTTACGAATAGTCGCCGCCCCTTCCTCCCAGGCGACTACCGAGAGGGCTCTGTGTTCTCCTCCCCATGGAGCCCTCTCAACCTCTTAACCTTGATGCGTGGCAGCTTCGAATTCAGCCGCATGACGACTGCGTTTGTAGCTTCCCCCAAGGGGGTAAAATTCGATGGAACCGTATCGGCCTCAAGTTTGGCGACTTCGCCGTCCGGTTCCTCAGTGTGAAGTGTGAACGTCCTGTGCATTCGGTTTGTCTCCTTCAACAAGGAGATAATCACACAGGAGGACGACAAGGTGCTTGGAACCGACGACAGGAACTTGGGATCCCGTCCCAAGGCTCATAAGGTCAACGAAGGTAAGGCAATGAGTGACGTTTTTGTAGCGCAAGGTTTGTTGAGGGACGCTTTCCCGCTCCGCCGTTACGGCAAGCTCGACAACGTTTTCTTCGAGGCGTGCAAGTTCGTTCAGCGCCTCGTGAACAAGGAATTTACCCAGAGACGGGCTAGGTCTATCTGGGAAGGCACGGCGCGAAGGATTGACGCCGAGGAAATGGACGCACTGCGGCTTGCAGTAATCGAGGAGACCAAGCGTGAACAACAAGAACTACGTGCCCGTCTGGCTACGCTGGATGCGCAAATTGCCTCTTTCGATGCGACTAAGGCTGAGGCGTCGGTGGCAGCGCGTCGCAGGAGAGCGTCTTGACTGGGCCGAATGCATCACCCCGGAACTCCGAGATCGGCACGACGAATGATCAGGAGTTCACTTCGTATGCCGAAATGGCGGCAGAGGCCGACAAGTACGTCCACGAACTCGAAACGTGGATGAAGGATCACGGCCCAAGTTCCAAGAGGCCGTGGCCCGACCACAACATTGCCAATAAACGCCGCCGTCTCGCCTGGGCCGAGAAGATAGCGGAGCTTTGCCGTAGGGCAGCGCAGAGGCAGGGAGAGGCCGCGTGACACGCATCGAGCTTCCTTTCCCGGTCCCGCTATCCGCCTGCTTCACCAACGTAACCGGCAGGGGCCGTGTACCAACCGGCCGCTACAAAGCATGGCAGAACGAAGCCCTATGGATGATCAAGGCGCAGAGAGTGCAGCCGATCAAGGGCGAGGTGAGTATTTCAGTAGGCCTCGTGGCGCCAGACAAGCGAGCTCGGGATGCTGGCAACTGTGACAAGGCCGTTTGCGACGTGCTCGTGAAGGCTGGGATTATCGAAGACGACAGCAACAAATACGTGCGGCGCCTTTCCTATGAGTGGCGTGCAGATGGGCCGCCGTGCGCAGTTCTGATCCAGCGGTATGAGGGATGAGATGACAATCAAGCCGCATGAAATGGAAGCATTACAGTTCCTCGCCGCGCGGGGGAGCGACTGCATCGGAGTAATCGATAACGAGGAGAAGCTGGCGGCGGCCCTAGTGTTCCACGAGATGAAACAGAAGGGGCTCGTGCTCGCGACGATATCGAACGACGGCCCGGTCTATCGTCTATCGAATGCCGGAAAGAAGGCTTTGGAGGCAGCATGAAAGAGATCCTTGAAATTCTAGCGCCTGTCCTCGGCGAAGAACTAGCGAAGGACGTAATCGCCCACCGCAAGGGCTTGAAATGCCCGCTCACGGCCCGAGGCGCCAAGGCCCTGCTGAAGCAGTACGAGATGACCGGCAACGCTGTTGAAGCCGCAGAGGAGCACCTGAACCGCGGATGGCAGGGCTTCAAGGCCGAATGGATGCAGAAGGGCAAGAGCTTCCGCGACGAGCGCAACCCCATGCCGTTGAAGACTTCCGCCAATTACGGGCCTGCCGAGATCGTATCCCCTCCAGAGCCCATCTCCCCAGAGGAAGCAGAACGCCGCCGCCAGATGGTAGCGAAGCTGAGGGCTGAGGGCGTGATCGGGAGGACGATGCAGTGAAACATCTCTGGGAAGTCGACCATTCATATTACATCAACGAGGGCAACTACTACGCCAGAGACATGCACACCGAATACGCAACATGGGGCGAATTCCTCGCCGCGTGGGGCGGGGGTGACATCGATTACAACTGGTTTGTCAGATGGGACTGGCGCGAAGGCGAAGGCTGGGACCTCGCCGAATACAACGGCGACGATTATTACCGTCACGCCCAATTCGTCATGCAGATTATTGGCCAGCGCAAGGCGCTTCTGCAATCGGTTTCGGTCTATGTCTGCCGCGCTGACGAGCCGGCCATAATCGATTTTCTCAAGCCGTATTGGGAGTATATGCGCGAGTTGTGGGAACCGCTCTCGGAGCCCACGAAATGAAGGACTGGCGCGAAATCCAACGCGACAATGCCCGCAGAGAACGTCGAGAACTCCTCGCAGAAGCAGTGACATTCGAGCGGTTCTCCGAGATGGCAAAGAGCAAGCGGATACCTGCCGGCAGCATTTGGTGCTGGGCTACCAGCGAAATTTACGGCCCGATCGGAAGTGCAGACAAGGAGAACAGAAATGCAAGCGCAGCCTGAACTAATGAGACAGCACGAAGCCTACAGGGCTGTGCGAGAGAGACTTTTCAGCAAGCCCAAGCCGGTGCCAGCTCTTGCCGTGCTTCGGGATTATGACGCCCATGTACGAGCATTCCGAGACTGGAATGACCTCAGTGCCACCCTGAAGGCCGCCGGCACCTCCACATCGGTCAGTGTCAGTTTTGGACCATATGCGAACTATGCAGCGGCAGCCACTATGGGAGACGATGCAGAGCCAGTCAGTTTCCGGCGCTCGATGAGGGAGATTTGCCTGGATACTCTCCGTCAGTTTCCTGGGATCTCCATAGAAGATGTTAGGGGGGCTCATCGAACGAGGCGTATCGTAGCCGCTAGGCACACGTGTATGTACGCGATCTACATGGAGCGTAAGGATGTTTCGTTCCCGGCCTTGGGCCGCTTCTTCGGGGGCAGGGATCACTCTTCGTGCCTCCACGCCGTGCGGAATATAGAAAATGGCAAAGTTTTCACTGATACGCCGCCGGGCCAAGACGCCGCCCCAATCCGCAAAATAAGCCTATCCCGCGAAGAAAGAGACTTTCTAAAGAGGGTTCGCGATGGGCTTCCGCTTACGGCGAGCATGGGAAAAGATAGAACGCAGGAACGCCCAAGAGCCAGGATGAGAAGTGTAGGTTTTGCAAAATACTCGGATAGAGGCCGTCGTTGGAATATCACCCCGATGGGCCTCGAAGCCCTCAACCGGGCGGAGGAAAGCGCATGAGCACGATGGTAGAGCGTTTGGCCAGGGCGATCTACGAAAAGCGCAACGGCGCTGGCTGCCGTCCGTGGGGCATCCAAACGAAGGTGCATAAGGCGCCGTACCTTGACGACGCCCGCGCCGCCATAGAGGCTCTTATGGAGCCGACAGAGGCGATGCTCGACGCTGTCGCCGATGAGGAGGACAAGCGCGGCATCCCCAATAGCGTCATTGACGCGCTGATCGCCGAGGAGGCATGGCCCCTCATGATCCAAGCGGCCCTTAAGGAGCAAGCATGAGCGATAACCACGGAATTGTTAGAGAGCAGCTGAGGGCTTTCATCGAGAGGATCGAGCGCCTGGAAGAAGAGAAGAAGGAGCTTTCCCAGGATATCCGGGACGTCTTCAGTGAGGCCAAGAGCTTCGGCCTTGATGTCAAGACCTTGCGTAAGGTTATCGCCATCCGCAAGCAGGATACGGACGAGCGCGCCGAGCAAGAGGCTATCCTCGATAGCTATCTACAAGCACTCGGCATGATCCAGCATGATCTTTTTGTGGAGAACGTTGCGCGGGAAGCAGCATGAACAAGGAATTCAGAACGTGGTCGAGTATTCTGTTGTTCTCATCTGTGGTAATAATCGTTTCTGTTGTTATGCGATGGGCCACGAACGGATTTATAAATCTTGATGTAGGGCTTTGCGTGGCTATCGTTGCGTTGAGAATGTCTCACGAGGCGCTGGGGAAAAGTAATGGTATCCATGGCTGAAAGGCTTAGGGTTAAGAGATCAATCCGCGCTGGCAGGCCCAGGAAAGAGGGCGTGGAAAGGTTTCCCTCTGGGCAAATAAAGCACTCCGAGACGGAGAGAGAGGTCAGAGCCGTGGCTATCGAGGCCCTGAAGAGGATTCACGGCGTCGACTATCACGCAAGCGGGTGCTCGGGCTACACGCTGGGTCGCATGTTCATGGACGGCAACATCAAAAAACATCAGCTCGAAGCGGGCGACTACTACGCCGGCATCGTGGCGAAATATTACAGCGCAGTCGGCATCCCCTTCCCCTCTGCCCGCGCTCAGGATCTGTTCAGGGTATCTGGATCCGTTGGCGAGACGACCGCAGAGCAGGCAAAGCGCGCCCGCTCGGCCTCCAATAGGATGATGGAGGCGGAGGGTGTGTTGCTTTGGTGCGCCGGTGGCCATCTCGTCAAGAGCACGGTCTACAATGTTTGCGTAATGGATTACGAGTCGCTCCGGTTCATGCCGGAGAGCCAGCTGGAATACCTCAGGAACGGGCTCGACGCCCTCGCATGGCATCGCGGGCTTACCGAGACAGCAGAGTGATTAACGCCAGAGCAAAGTAAGGAAAGATAAAATGCGCGCAGGCTGTAAGTTCGAGGTCGGGAAGACCTATAAGTGCACGACGGGTACCGTTGCCAAGTGCCTTTTCGCCTACGAAGTAGATGGCTACAACCTTATGATTGGAGAGCGACCCTGTGGCCGGAAAGGGCAATTCTCTGGGGAATCTTGGAGTGAACACGAGTACCGTGAGCCCCGGACAGTGAAGGGGTACGTCAGCGTATGGGACACGCCAAAGGGGGTTAGTTTCGGATCCATTTACGATACGTACGGGGCGGCCGCGCAAGCGACCGCCGGGAACTGGAAACACCTCGGCGTCCTCGAAATCTCATGGGTAGAAAAAGTATGAGCCCCTCAACAGAGGAAAGATAAAATGGAAGGGGTACTGTTCGCCGATATCCAGCCCTACGAATGACGTGTGGATTACCGCAAAACACCCCTTGCGCAAATCAGTAGGTAAGGGTATGGATATTGCAACCTGGCCGCTTCTAGCCCGTCTCTGTTCGCAGGGGCGGGTTTTCTGTATTGAGGAGATGAGCGTGGCGAAGTTCCGCAAGAAACCTGTCGTCATCGAGGCTTGGTGCAACACCGAGGATGCGCCTAACCGGAGCGCTATGCCTGACTGGCGGCTGCGGCCGTCGCTTTCAGCATGAGGAAAGACATGGAAACGATCACCAACGAGAAGGTCGAGTATCGGGTCCGGGAGGTTAAGCGCTGGATCGTTACGAGGTTTGAGAGTTCCGACCACATCCACGAGGATGGCCGGCGCAGTTATTCAGGCGGTTCAGCCTCTCTCGGAGAGTTCGAGAACGAAATGGGCGCCTACAACGTCGCATACACTCTTTGCAAGGAAGAGCACGGTCGCCTTGGCTGGCCTGTCGGGGATGGCAGGATCAAGTATCCGGAGCACCCGGACGCCATACGCGATGACGCAAAGGCGAGCGAGTGACAGAAGCAGACCTAATCGCTGCATGTCTCGCATTCGAAGAAGAACACGGCGTGAATGAACTGCTGGTATTGCTGAACGACACGCTGCTCGCCCGGGCTCAGGCTGCGGGGATGAACATCGAATACATAGATGCCGAAGACGAAGAGCTGGTCTTCCATACGGTTCAGTAGAGTGGACGCGAGGCTCTTATATGCGCGATAGGGTGAGCGTAAGGCCCCACAGCTGGTGGGACGACGTCCCTTACTTCGGAGAGGAACAATCTCCGTTCTCAATGCAGATAGAAGCTGAGCCGGTTTTCTCGCATCCCTGCGGGTTCATAAGCCTAAAAGAACGCCACAGGGTAAGAGCTGAGAGAACGCAGACAAACGCCGAGGACCGGCGCTGTCGCATTGGTAGGGTACGGCTCAGGTAGGCTAGAGGCCCGCAGCCTTTCGTAGTGCTGCATTCATCCTCGTAGACCATCCGTAGCCGGTAGCTTTAAACCGCTCCAGCACATCGATATCAACGCGCAACGTGATCAGCGCCTTGGGGGTTCTAGAGTGGGATCCCCAAGGTAGCGGGTCCTCTAGGATTTCAAAGGACGGGGTTACTGCCCCGGGTGCGGTAAGCTCTGCGATCGGCTTGGGCTTGGTGGCGCTGTCTCGGTTTATTCGGATAGCCATTAGCGTCCTCCTTAAGGTTTAGCGTAATACAGTGTAACACGGTGTCAGTACGCCGTAATACGGGGCATGTCAATGTCTGAACCTACAGACGAGAAAGAGCGGCCGGCGCACTTGTTCAAGCCTGGCCAGTCTGGCAACCCTAGCGGCAGGCCCAAGGGTGCTCGGTCCAAGCTCGGCGAGGCCTTCATCGAGGCCATGCATGCGGACTTCCATGACCACGGTGTGTCGGTCATCGCCCGAGTCAGAGACGAAAAGCCGGAACAGTATCTCAAGGTCATCGCCTCGATCCTTCCGAAGGATCTGAACATCAACGTCAACAGCACGGATGAATTAACGGATGAGCAGCTCATCGAGCGCATCCGGTCCCTCGACTCCGCCATCCGACCTTTCCTTAATGCTCAGGGAGCAGGCGACTCTGCTGGCGGAACTGGACCGGAGACGACGCACTAACCTGTTGAACGAGTACAAGCCGTATTCGAAGCAGATCGAGTTTCATAGGGACGGCGCCGACTACCGCGAACGGCTGTTTATGGCAGGCAATCAGCTGGGAAAAACGCTGGCTGGGGCTGCTGAAGCGTCAATGCATCTGACTGGTCGGTATCCTGACTGGTGGGAGGGCAAGCGCTTCGACAAGCCGATCGTGATGATCGCCGGCTCCGAGTCCTACGAGTTGACGCGTGACGGTGTCCAACGCCTCCTCGTCGGCCCCCCGATGAACGAAGAGGATTGGGGCACTGGGTATATACCGAAGGCTGCGATCATCGAGACCACGCGCCGCTCTGGCGTTTCTGGTGCGTTGGATAGCGTCACGGTCCGGCACGTCTCCGGCGGCGCATCAACGCTCCTGCTCAAGGCATACGAGCAGGGTCGCGGTAAGTGGCAGGCAAACACGGTTGATTATATCTGGTTCGATGAAGAGCCACCCGAGGACGTTTACTTCGAGGGGATCACGCGAACC